AAGCCGCTGCTGGCGATGCGCGACCACTACATCGCCCGTCACCAGAAGGACCCCGCCGGCGTCGAAAAGGAGGTCGATGCGCTGCCCTCGATCCATGATGGCGGCGTGCGCCGCCCGCCGCCCGACGGCGCGCTCTCGCACCATGCGACCACCGCCGAGATCCTCGCGGCGGCCGACCGGCACATCGCCGAGCAGAAGAAGAACGGAACCGTGATCTCGTCCACCGACGCGATCCTGCATGTCACCGGGAGACGCTGAGATGAACTCGCCGATGCTGATCAAGACCTATGTGGCCGGTGCGGCGATCCGCGCCCGCCGCTTCGCCGTCCCCGGCGCGTCCGACGGCGCCATGATCGAGGCCACGGGGCCGACGACGCTGATCATGGGCGTGTTCGAAAAGCTCGACGGCGCGTCAGGCGGCCGGGTCGACGTCGTCCTCGTCGGCATCACCGAACTCCTGCTCGGCGGCACGGTGACGCGCGGCCAGCCGCTGACCTCCGACGCGAACGGCGCGGGCGTCGCGGCGGCTCCGGCGGCCGGCGCCAACAACCGGATCGGCGCCTTCGCGCTCGAATCGGGTGTCGCCGGCGACATCATCCCCGTGCTCGTCCAGCCCTGCCTGATGCAGGGCTGATCCTGAACGGGGCGCCCGCCCGGCGCTCCGGCTCGACTTCCTCCGATCGACGCTTCGCCTCGCGACAACTCTGGAGCCACCCATGTCGACCACCCGCCCCTTCGTCGTCGATGCCGCTCTCTCGGCGATCGCGATCAAGTTCTCCAACCCCGACGTCAACCTGATCGCCGACAGGGTGCTGCCGCGCGTGCCGGTCGGCGGCGAGAAGTTCAAATGGCTGAAGTTCCCGGTCGAGGATTCCTTCACCGTCCCCTCGACGCTGGTCGGCCGCAAGGGCCGCCCCAACCAGATCGAGGTCGGCGCGACCGAGGAAGACTCGTCCGTGCTCGATTACGGCCTGGACGATCTGGTGCCCAACTCCGACGTCGACGCCGCGCGCCAGCAGCGCGAGGCCGGCTTCTCGACCTACGACCCCGAGGCTCGGGCGACCGAGGTCCTCACCGACCTGGTGCTGCTCGACCGCGAGATCCGCGTCGCCGCGACCGTCTTCAACCTCAACACCTATGCCGCCGCCAATCGGGTGACCCTGTCAGGGACCTCGCAGTTCTCCGACACCGCCAACTCGGACCCGATCGGCGTGATCAACGGCGCGCTCGACTCCACGCTGGTGATGCGCCCCAACAAGATGGTCATCGGCCAGCTCGCCTGGACGCGGCTGCGCTCGCATCCCCACATCGTCAACGCCGTCAAGGGCGGCAACCTCAACCGCGGCAACGCCACGCGCGAGCAGGTCGCCGAGCTGTTCGAACTGCAGGAGGTCCTGGTCGGCTCGTCCTTCGTCAACACCGCCCGCAAGGGCCAGGCGGCGGCGATGAACCGGGTCTGGGGCAAGCACATCTCGCTGATGTACCAGAACGGCGTCGCCGGCCCCGATGCCGGCATGACCTTCGGCTACACCGCCCAGTACGGCAACCGCATCGCCGGGCGCATCCCCGACAGCAACATCGGCCTGCAGGGCGGCGCGGCGATCCGCGTCGGCGAGCGCGTCCGTGAGATCATCGCGGCCCCCGCCGTCGGCTACTTCATCCAGAACGCCGTCGCCTGAGGCGCGACGCCGGCCTTCTCGCACAGCCCCGCGCGCCCGGCGCGGGGTTTCGGAGAGAGCCTTCGAGCCACGTTGAAAGGACTACGACCATGGGCAAGCAGACCTACCCCGTTCTGTCCAACCTGCTGCATGACGGCACCGAATACGGCCCGGCGGGCAAGGCCGCGATCGTGCTCGAAGAGACCGAGGCGCAGGCCCTGGTCGACGCCGGCGTGCTCGGCGAGGGCAAGCCCGTCAAGGAGCCCGCGAAAGAGCCGGCCAAGTAGCTCGCGGCCGACAAGGCCGACTAATCCCAGAGCGAAAGCAACCGGGGCAAAGCCGCCGAGGATTAAAGTGGCCGAGGCGGAATGGGTTGCGAGTAGGCGTCCTGGCGCGGACCAGGTGCCAGCGGGAAAGCCGCCAGGCGGGTGCGAAGCCCGCCGCCATTCACAACGGGGATCTCGATGCCTTACGCCACCGTCCAGGACATGATCGGCCGCTTCGGCGAGACGGAGATGCTGCGGCTCTCCTCCGTCGACGGCGATCTGCCCGAGACGGTGAACGCCGTTCCGGTCGCGCAGGCGATCGCCGATGCCGACGCCATCATCGACAGCTATCTGCGCAAGCGCCACAGCGTGCCGCTCTCGCCCGTCCCCCAGGTCATCACGCGGGCCTCCTGCATGCTCGCCCGCTACGAACTCAGCGTCGGCGGCGATCGCGAGCCGGCCGACCAGGTCAAGGAAGGCCGCAAGGACACCATCGCCTGGCTCGCCAAGATCGCCGACGGCACCGTCACGCTGGAGGGCACGACCCCGATCGTCGCGACCTCGGCGGCGATGACGCAGGACCGCGAGCGCATGTATGGCCGCTTCGGGGAGGACGGGCTGTGACGCTGGCGCTCGATCCGGTCAGCGCGGCTTTTGCGGCCGTCGAGGCGCGGCTGCGGACCTTCTTCCTGCCCGCGAAGTGGGATTTCCACGTCGTCGCCGACCCGATGTCGGAGGACGAGTTCAAGGCGATCTTGCGGCGCACGCCGCTGCTCGCGCTGGGCTGGCGCCAGTTCAACCCGACCGACCAGAAGGTCGGCCGCCGCTTTCAAGGCAATCTCGGCCTGCGGCTGACGATCGTCGTCAAGCACCCGCTCGACGCCGGCAAACGCTTCCTGGGTGACGCCCGCGGGCCGGGGCTGTTCCCGGCGATGTCGGGCGCGATCGCGCTGCTAAACGGCTTCACGAAGCCGGAGCTGGGCACCTTCTGGATCACCGCCTGCGCCCAGGCTTATGCCGAGGGCTACAAGGACGCCAACATCGCGATCGCCACGCTCGACATCGCCTCGACGATCGTCATCGGCGACGTCACCGGCGACTTCGCCGCCGCCCCCGACTTCCTCTCCATGCTCTCGACCTTCGAGCCCTGGCCCGACGATGCGGTCCAGCCTGTCGACGGTCACTACGATGTGAGGCCCGCATGAGCGACCGCAAATTCCTGAAAGCTGCCGAGGGCCGCACCGTGCGGCAGGAGGACAGCGGCGAGCCCTGGCCGACCGAGGGCGCCTTTGCCGAGAACACGCGCTACGTGCGCCGGCGCGTCGCCGACGGCGACCTGGTCGAGGCGCAGCCGCCGAAGCCCGCCAGGCCCGCCGCAGACGGCGACAAGAAGTAAGGAGCGGCCCCGATGATCAATTTCGACCAGATCCCCTATGACTGGCGGGTGCCCGGCACCTATGTCGAGGTGCGGCCGAATTATGTGCGGCGCGGGCTGATCCCGTTCCCGGCCAAGGGCCTCCTGATCGTCCAGAAGCTCGCCGCCGGCACGGCCGTCGTCGGCCAGAAATACGAGATCACCCGGCCCGAGGACGGCACGGCGCTGTTCGGCGCCGGCTCCGTCGGCCAGCAGATGGTCCGGTCCTTCAAGAAGGCGAACAAGACGAACCAGGTCTTCGCGATCGCGCTCGCCGACGACGGGGCCGGCGTGAAGGCGACGAAGACGCTGACCTTCTCGGGCGCCGGGGCCGGGACGATTCCGCTCTACATCCAGAACCGCCGCGTCCGGTACAAGGCGACGGCCTCGATGACGCCGACCCAGCACGCCACGGCCGCGGTCGCCGCGATCAACGCCGACACCGACATGCCGGTGGTGGCGGCCTCCGCCGCCGCCGTTTTGACCCTCACGGCCAAGCACGCCGGCGAGGTCGGCAATCACATCGACGTCCGGACCCGCAAGACGGCCGAGGACGTGCTGCCCGGCACGCTGGCGATCGCGATCGCCGACGGCACCGCCGGCAGCGGCAATCCCGACGTCCAGGATGCGCTGGACGCGATCGTCAACGACTGGTTCACCGACTTCGTGAAGCCCTGG